TGCTGTATTTTCACAACCTGTTGTATTAGTTGTTAAAGAAACTCCACCAACTGCTGTATTATAATTTGCTGTTGTATTAGCATCTAATGTATTTTTTCCAATTGCTATGTTATTAGCACCTGTTGTGTTGCAAGCTAAAGCATTATGACCTACTGCTGTATTATCTGCAGCTGTGTTAGTTTTTAAAGCTAAAGCACCAATTGCTGTGTTATTAGCACCTGATACGTTAGTATATAATGTGCAAACTCCTATTGCTGTATTTCTATTAGATGTGTTGGCTATTAGTGCTAAATGACCGACTGCAACATTACAATCTCCTCCAGCATTAGCAGCTAACGCACCTTTACCAACTGCAATATTAGAAAAACCTGCTGTGTTAGCTTTTAAAGCATCTTTACCAACTGCTACATTTTCTGCACCTGTGCTTTGACATAAAGCAAAAGCACCAATTGCAACACTATTACTTGTTGTTGTAGTAGATAATAAAGCATCTTTACCAACTGCTACGTTGTTATCACCAGTTGTAATTGCTGTTCCAGCATTATCTCCAATAGCAACATTATTAATACCACCAGCTTCAACACTATCTAAAGCAGTATTTCCTAAAGCTACGTTATCTGTTCCTGTTGGATAGTTACCATCTAATTTTATTGTGCCATTTGCAGTAAATGCACCTGTTGTTGAAACTGCACCTGTTGTACTAATTACAACATCACTTGCTAAAGCTGAATCTATAAAATTAACTGTGTTTGCAGATGTATCTATTTGTGCAAATTGAATATCGTCTGAACCATCATGTATATATAAAGTCCAAGTTGTTGATGATGGAGTGTTTGTATCTAACCAGAATTGACCAGCATATTGAGTAGTAGGTGCTGAAGTTCCTGAGTTATTACTTGAAATTGCTAATAGAGCATTGTTAATATCTGCTCTAGTATTTGGAAAAGTTTGGTTTGAAATTATATAATCGTGCTGTGCCATAAAATTAATCTTATATCATTTTTATTGTTTTTGTCCAATTCCGATTGCCTGATAATCGAAAGTTCTATCAACAGTACTACCAGAACTGTTAAAAAATTCAACCACGAAAGATGCAGTTCCTTTAGATGTAATTGTAAAGAAATCTCCTGTTGCCATGTTTTGACCTATGACAGTTAATGATGGTGTTTGATAATACTCTGAACCAAAAGTAATAGTTTTTCCTGATGTGCTTGTTGTACTAGAAATATTACTACCTTTTTCAGTTCTAATAGGTAAAGATAATTTAAGTGCTAATGCTGAAACTTGTGGGCTTTCTTGTGTATTGCTAGATGTCAATTTTAATCTAAACTTAACTGCTCTAGCAACAAAATCTCCAGCTTTAAAATCTTGAAATGAAGTATAGGTTGAGGCATCTTGAGAAGTAGATATTTGTAATATTGCATTTGTATCTATAGAGGCATTAGAGCCACCATCAAACAATCCTTGCCTTGCATCAAAATTACCTGACGCAGAATCAAAGTTATTTACAAAGTTAATATTATTAACAATAAATGAACTTAAAAGAACATTAAATTTTAAAACAGAATTAAAATCAAAAGCATTTGCAAAATCATAAGTACCAGATGAAACTATTGCACCTGAACCACCATCAAAGAAACCAAGACCATCATCAAAGTTACCTGTATGGCTGTCAAAGTTAATAGAAGTATCTAATTGTAAATTATTTGATACAGCTACAACATTAGATTTAGTTCCTGTAAATGCAGAATGTTCTGTTAATGTTTGTACTGATTCAATTTTATCTCCAACAACTTGTGCTGATATAACTTGACTTGCAAAGTCTGTTGATCTGATTCCAAATTTATCTACAGCTTTTATAAAATATTTTCCTGTACCTACAAATGGTGTTGTAACACTTGTTGCTGGTCTTCCTATTCTTGGAACTAATACAGTTGTGTTTGCATAAGCTGTTTCACTTGTATTTGAAGTAAATCTAATTTCATAAAAATCAAGATCAAGGTTAGTTACAGCATCAAATGAATGATAAAGTTTATCTCCAACTACATCTATTGAATAATTAGTTACATTATCTGGTGGTGTAAATGCACTATTAACTTCATGTTGTCCTGTTGTGTAAGTAGATTTTACACCAACAGCATTTATTGCTCTTACTCTTACATCATAGATAAGACCCTCTTTGACAGGATATTTTTCTACTATAGAGTTTGAGCCTCTACGCATTAATCTATAATCAGATGAAGTTGATTCTTTGTATTCTACCTCAAACTGATCTGTAAAAGCATCTGTACTTGTAATATTAACTATTAATTTAGAAACAACTGAACCATCAAATAGTTCAAACAATTCATCTGATAATGATATTGCTGGTGCTTGTATTGAGTTTGGATTAGGTAAAGTTGTATCTGGTATTGTTGGAATAGGATTTTTAGTATTAAAATCATAAAAATTATCTTGATGCTCAAACAACTGAACATTAACAGTTAAATCTTCATTAATCTCAATACCTAATACTCTAAAAGGTTTAGCATTAAATCCACCACTAGCGTAAGTGATTGCAACTATATCTCCTATTTCTAATTCTAAAAATTCTGATGTTAAAGTTAATTGTATTTGTAATTGGTTTCTTGATCTTCTTAAAATTACCTCACAAAGAGCCTCAGCATTATAAGTATTAGTTACATTAGGAAACTCAAAATTACCCTCTAGCAAAGTATCGTTATCTGCTGAAAGCATAGTTGCGTGTTTAAATTCTGTTACAACATTACTGTCATCTGCTGGTGGAAATGAAACTGTATCGTTCTGCCAATTCTTATATGGGTTTACATAAGTTCCTATAACTCGATTAAATTTATTATTTTTTCTTTCTCCTAATACTTTTGCACCACCTACTACATGATCTGCTGTTATAGTTTTAACTGCTGAACCTGTACCCTCAATTTTAAGTTTATAAACACCATTATTATAAGTGAATAATGATCTCATTGGGTTTAAAAGTTTTTTTACATTATCAATTACTTTTTGATTAGTATCTACAACTGCATTAGATTCAAATTTAATAATAGCTGGAACAACATCACTTACATAGCTTCCACTTGAAAAATTAGAAGATAATGCTGTACTATATGACCCACTACTAACTCTCCAATCAAAAGTTAAAACACCACCAGCTGGTGCATTACCATAATAAATAATAATAGGGTGGACAGCACCATTTGAAAATGCTTTCGTTCCCTCTTGTGATTGTGTTCCATGCCAACCTCTATTATTTACAACTAGCTTACTATTTCTATTGCCCTCAACTTCTTTTGCTAAATTATCTACAGTTTGATTAGCATCTCCAATATAAACTACAGATGAATCGTCTGATGTTGTTCTAAAATAAAATGTTGCTGAACTTGGTGCTGTAAAATATCCATAATATTTTCTTGAGTTGTAAGAACTTGTACTTACTCCACTAATAGATGTAACTTGAGTTGATGATGTTGGAGATTTATTTACAAAAAAATTAGGATTATCATTATAATATCCATTAAATAATTGTTGTTTAAAACCAGCTGTTGAAGAAAATACTTCTGTTCTTGGTTGGATTAAAGTATCTGCATCTGTTGCAGAAGTTTTAAAAGAAGCAAAATCAGATTCAAATGCACTATCTGGTAATCCTTTTCCATATCTACTATTCCTTAAATAGTCTAATAATACTAATGCAGAGTTAGGTGTCCATTTAGTAGCACTATCTCTAGGGTCAAAAACTTTTTTACCTTTTAGTGTTACCCTTACTTGTGGAATTGAACTAAATACATCTTGATTCCATTTAAACCTAAAGGCTACATAACTAACACCACTTAATTTATGATTTGATGTCCAATTAGTAGAATTAGTTAATATAGATGATGCAACTTGTGTATCTGTTCCATTAAATGCTTGTACTTGAATTAATGAACCACTTTTATAAAAATTAGCATCTCCACCCGATACTTCTCTTGTTACTCCATGATCTAAGTCGCCATCAAAGATAACTTGTTTATCATCTATAAATATTTGTTCTACTTCTTCAATCTCTCCCTCGCAAAGAACTCCAGCCATATATAAGTATTGATTATCTGTTCCTGATGATTCTACAAATACTCTAGTAATTCCTACTTGTCGTCTTCCATAAACTACAGGGATAGGTGCGTTATTTGATTGTTTGTTAATTAA